CAACTGGACCTGTTGCGCCAATTGAACCTTGAGGTCCTGTTGGACCTGTTACACCAACTGGGCCTGTTGCGCCAACTGGGCCTGTTGCGCCTACGTCTCCTTGTGGACCTGTTGCACCAGTTACTCCAACTGGGCCTGTTGCGCCTACGTCTCCTTGTGGACCTGTTGCACCAATATCGCCTTGTGGACCTGTTGCACCAACTGGACCTGTTGCGCCTACATTGCCCTGCACACCTTGTGGACCTGTTGCACCAGTTGCACCTACGGACCCTGTTGCACCAGTTGCACCAACTGGGCCTGTTGCACCAACTGGACCTGTTACGCCTGCTGGACCCTGCAATGGACCAACGTTAATCCAATCATTGCTTGTAGCAGACCATACATAAAGATCTCCAGAAATTGTATATCCATCTCCTGGTGTTCCTGATGCTGGTAATTCCGTTTCATTATTTAATTGACCTAATATTGTTACTCCAGCGCCTTCTGGACCTGTTGCTCCTGTTGCGCCTGTTGCTCCTACTGGACCTGTTGCACCAACTGGACCTGTTGCGCCTGTTGCGCCTTGGGGGCCAGTTATACCTGTTGCACCAACTGGACCTGTTGCGCCTACATTACCCTGCACACCTTGTGGACCTGTTGCACCAGTTGCACCAACTGGACCTGTTACACCTGTTGGTCCTGTTGCACCTGTAGCACCTACTACACCCTGTGGCCCTGTTGAACCAATTGGACCAGTTACACCTGTTGGGCCTGTTGCGCCTGTTACACCTTGTGGCCCTGTTGCACCAGTTGCACCAACTGGACCTGTTGCACCAACTGGACCTGTTACACCTGTTGCGCCTGTAGGACCTGAATGAGTTTCTAAATAGTCATCTATTTGTTCAGCTAGTGTTTGTAAGTCTGCTGGAACATTTGGTGGGTCTGTCTGAAGGGGATAATGAAATCCCAAAGATGATGTTTCTGGTGCCATAATTTTTAATTATACCATCTGATATGTTCTAATATCTCGCTCATACCAGCCTTTCCCCCACAACTTTAATAAGTCCTGGAAGTATCTTTCATATTGATATTTTACAATATCTACTGAATAAAGGGAAATTGCCCTATCCCTAATATATACTGGATCTAGGGCTTTTACTGCCTCTGCCGCCTCACAAAACTCCTGAAAAGTTCTGCATCTAAATCCAGTCTTGCCATGTTCTACGGTTTCTGTAAATGCACCCCAGTCGGTTGTAATAACTGGAGTTCCACAAGCCTGCGATTCAATATTAACATTACCAAAAGGCTCAATGTAAAGTGTTGGAACAAATGTAGCAATTGCATTACCCATAAGCTTGGCTCTTTCTTCTGGTCCAACAGGACCTACATACTCTCCATATCCTTTAAAATCTCCTGGGCCAGCAACTATCAACCTTTTACCTAATTCTTGACATACTTGTTGAGCTATATGATAGCCTTTTCTGTCTATTAATCTTCCTATAAATAAATAATAATCATCTTTTTGTTCCACTAGCGGAAACATTTCTGGATCTAGATACCCTGGAATAACTCTATCAAAAAATGCACCATCTGATGCTGACGCATCTTTATTTTGTGCATATATTGAATGCATCCAGGAATATGATTCGAAGACCTTGTATTGGCTAAATACTCCAGAATATCCCACACCAAATTCTACAGATATATGAATTGGAAATGAGTCTGCTATTATTTTATGAGCATGACCGCCAATTAAACAAATAAAATCTTTTTGCTGTATTCTTTTTTCTATTTCACGAACCACATTTGCATTAAATAGCATCCAATGTGGTCTTCTATAATCAAAAGATCCAGATGTAAAGTGTTGTCCTTTTAATGATTTTACTCTTTGTTCTTCTGTAATGCATGGAATTAATTCTGTTACGTCCGCCTCGTTTTGTTCTCCAGCATACAAATAGACTTCATGCCCTAAAGATTTCATCATATTACAAAAACGTCTAACCTTTTCTGTATAGGCGCAATTAACAAACTCTTTAGTTGTTTGAGTATGTGGCAATGAAACTACGTGAAAGCGCATTTAATTTTTTGGAGGTAATCCAATTCCAGCCTTCCACTCTTCTTTTTGAACAGCCTGTTCTTCTCTGACAACTCTTGTCATCTCTTCCCATTTATCTAATGTGGCTTTGTCATATTCTAAATCAGCAAAATCCCAAAATGAAACCATTGTGTATCTAGTTCCTTTTGTAATTTCTGATACTCCGTGTATATTTTCTACACCACCAGGAAATAATATTAAAGAATACTTATTCGGCTTAAAAGATAACCATGTTTCACCTGGCCATCCAGTCAAAAAGTAAAGTTCTCCACCTTCGTAGTCGTCGTTTAAATACAATATAGCAACATACTTATTTATTTCAAAAGCATTAGGTTCTCCATCATTATCAGAATTGTCTGAATGGGGAGGAGCAAATCCTCCTACATCCCACTTTTGTGCATGAGATGTATTAGCTCTTACTTTTCTATCAAATATTTTTTCTACTGATTCTTGAAACTTTGATTTTATATCTTCAAAAAATGTACCAGGTAAGCCGCTTTCTGCAAGCTTTTCTTTGTCTGGCTTAAGTCCTTTACCTGAAGATCCATAAAAAGCAATATCTCCCCAGTCTACTCCACAATTTTCAAAATAATGTATTAATCTTTCTGGAGCATCTGGGGTAATAAAATTTGGTATTTCTACTATTTTATTTTCTGGAACATTTAATTGACCTTTATCATTAGGTTCATTTTTCATATATATAAAAGTAGATTCATCTAAATCTTTTATTACTAAATCTTCAAATTTTAAGAGTTCCATCTGGATTTAATCCTAGCCTTTCATTGTCTCTATTATAACTGCTAGCATAGTTTTCTGGATTAGGAATATGCTTTTGTCTGTACTCATGAATTTCAATTTGCTTCATTTCATTCCATTTTTCTTCGCCATATTCTTTTACTCCATTGTGCCAAGCCTCATCGCCTGGATATCTTGATTGCCAGAAAGATCTAACTATGTATCTATTTTTTCCAAAAGCTCTTTTAACGCCATGAAAATATGGAGGTCTAGCTGGAAAAACCATCATTTCTCCAGGTCTTGGCTTATAGGAGAATCTTGTATCTGATCCATCTTCTTCTTTAATCACAAAACAAATTTCTCCCTGGTCATAATCATCGTTTAAATATAAAGTTGCAGTTAATTCGAATTTATCTCCTGGCCATGTTTCTTCGCCTATTGTAAAATCAGAATGATAAGCCATTGTAAATGTATCACCATGACCCTGATCTTCTCCAACAGTATATTCGCATATTGCAGGACATGAGCTAATCCAGTTGTTTAACTCCATAGGATGCATTTCTAGCCAATGCTTTGTGTTTTCATAAAAAGATTTTCCATATGCTTCAGCAAATTCTGGGTATTGACTTTGATATATTGCATTTTTCATAAATTGATCATATTCTGGAAAATTTTCATGTATGACTATTCTTTGAGAAGTAGAAAAAGCTTTTCCATATATACCCCAATCATTCCATTGGTGCCCTTCTCCCTCTAAAGCATCTTTGATCCATAATTCTGGATTCTCAAGAGCATTTGGATATAAATGGATTTTAGGATATATCTCTATAAAATTAATTGTCATGGACGTACCTCTCCTGTATGTTCTGCTATTGTCCAAAAGAATGGAATCACATATCTTATCCCAGAAGTTATTTCTGTTACTCCGTGAATAAAATTTTTATCTCCTGGGAAAAAGTATGCCGCTCCTGGTTTTGGCTTGAACTGTACATTTTGATTTGGGAAATACAATTCCCCGCCTTCATAATCGTCATTTAGGTAAAAAAGTCCAGCTAGGTCATAGTATGGGAAATCATTGGGTTTGCCAGCATCTTCTCCTACATGAAGTTCCTTATCTGCATGTGGCTCTTGCTTTTGTCCAGGCAGCCATCTAACTATCGCTGGACTGGTTGGAATTGCATTTACATTAAAGAAATTATCTACCTCTATCTTTAATCTTGAAACCATTTTATCTATGGTTCTTGCTATATCTGGATTCTTTTTATCTAATATGGGTCTTGATGCGACTCTATCTTTCCAGTAGTCTGAATAATATATTACTGTTCCTTCTTCATTATAATGAGTTTCTGTAATATCCCATTCGTCTATAGATCTTGCTTGCTCTGATAAAAACTTTAATTCTTCTTCAGTAATAAAGTTTTCTCTTGCTTGAATTGATTCTGCAGATGATCCAAAAAATCCAGAAGGCGTTATGGACACCCTATTATTTAGCCACTGCATATCATTTGCATAATCTTTTTTCATAAGTATTTCCTTGGCTCCCAAACTTCATTTTTATAAACCCCGCCATCTGGCTTTCTATATTTTTGAGAATTTACTACATTTTTTCTAGCCAGGTCTAGCGGCTTTTCTGAAGCGTATTCGGACTCCCAATCTTCTCTTTTGAAAGGAATTATTTGAGCTATTGGGGTACCTGCTTCTATTATACCAACAAAGCCCTCTTTAACAAAAAATGGCATAGAGCCTGGAAGTATAACCTTATCATTGTCTATAATTCCACTAACGGTTAAAAATGGTAGCTCAAACCTATTTAATGGGTGTGTGTATAGTGCACTATATCCTGGAGGCGTCTCAACTGACCATTCTGGAAACCAAGCAAAATGCTCTTTATAGTATCCTTCTGGATTTTTAAATTGAGGCATTGGATCT